CAAGCTCGATGCGTGCGCCCTGCCAGTCGCCGGCCAGCGCCCGACGTCGCAGCGTTGAGCCTTTCAGCCGAGTCAGACCAAGGTTGTAGGCAAAGTCGGCAAGGGCAGCTTTCCGTCCGGCGGTCTGCGCGCTGGAAACCAGCCGGGCAGCGCCGGCCAGGAAGACGGTGGCATCGGCTGCCATGCGCGCCTCAGCCTGCGCCGGCTGCCAGGAAAGGCCGAGGCGGATGTCCGGCCCAGTGCTGCCGTAGCCGATCGTCGGGACGCCGGCCGGGCACAAGTAGGCCCGCAACCGGCAGCCCTCAAAGCGTCGAATTAGGACGGCCAGGAGATCAGCTGCGCTCACCGGCCTGCCATCTTCCGCAGCGCCCGGTCCACGAACCAGAAAGACAACATGGACCCGATCACGGTCTGGTCAAACTCGGTGATGAGGATGGGCACGAAAGCGGCAAGCGGCGTATGCGCCTCCAGCGCGACCGCGACCTGAATGGCTTTTGCGCTGCCGTAGAGGCCGACAACCCAGTAGTAGGTAAGGATCGGGCGAACGCTGGCGCTGAGGGCATCGATCCAGCCAACGCCGGTCTTGGTGGCTTCGCCCCGAATGGCATCAGCCCAGGCTTGCATCTCGCCAGCGTTGGCGGCAATGGCCGCCTGCGCATGCGCGAGGTCGATTTGCTGGGTTGCCCGCGCCTGATCGATTTGAAGCTGTAACTGGGTCATTGCCAGTTCATGCGCCTGATCGTTGCGCTGCTTGAACAGGTCCACCACGAACGGCAGCAAGCGCAGCAACCCACCGCCAAGCATTGAAATCAGCGTCAGCATGATGTGATGCTTTTTTTCACTGCAAAGGATTGGGTGCGTTGATGCCCTCGCGCCGCAGAACTGCCGCGCTTTCGCGTTGTCGCAACTTGAACTCGCGGTGCCGATAGGTCCACTGCACGGCGAGCCCAGCGATGGCAATGAGCAGGCCCAGCAATGCCGTTGCCTGACTGCTGACGAGCCATCCGCCGATCAGGGTCAGGCTGCCGCCATAGGTTGCGGCGCTGGCCTTTGCTGTCGCGCTGGCCGCCGCCGCCGCTGCCGCTGCGACGTCGACAGATTCCTGGTTCATGAAAATTCCTTTCTTGGTGGACCGAAAGCTATCGGCGAATCTGAGTGATGCGCGCGCTGGACTTGTAGAGGTGAATCGTGATTCCCAGATCGCCGACGTTGGTCTTCAGTTCGAACAGCAGCGCGGCGCCTGCGGCTGCGTTGAAGCTGCATGAAACCGGATACGTGGCTTTTCCAGAACTGGTGAAGTCGCTGCCGCCCAGATATAGGGCAGAGCCTCCAGCAGGGGTAACCCACCACGCAACCGATGTGCCCGAGTCCGGGTTGATGCCGTCTGCGGTGATGGTGGCGGTGAACTCGACAGCGCAGTCGACGGTCGGTGTGATCGAAAAGCTGCGGGCCGTGTATCGCCCGAACCCGCCGCCAGCAAAGTCGAACGTGTCCTGCGTGATCTGCGTCGCTGCGCCGGGCCCCAGTTGTCCGGTTCCGATCAGGCTGGTGTCGCCGACCGTGATCAGCGCCAGCGCGTCGGTCAGGCTTTCGTTGTTGCTGGTGTCCCGGTGCCGCGCTCGGATGGTGTAGGCCCCGGCCGCCGGCCAGGGCCAGACATAGGACGCGGCCGGCCCCACAAAGATGCGCGTCGCCGTTGCCCAGGCTGCCCCGATCCTGAGTTCGGTTTCTTGGTAATCGAGGTCAGTCGCTGGCGTCCATGAGATGAGAACGCCGCCAGGAATAGAAACAGCGGCAAAGCCCGCCACGCTTGATGGGGGCTGCGACTTTCCAACAACGGTGTGGTGCGCCGTGGCCGTCCAGGGCCCGCGCACCAGCGTGTTGAACGCCCGCGCCTTGATCGCGTAGGTTTGCCCGTCAAGAATGCCGGCCGCCAGAAAAACAACGCTTTGCCCTCGCTCGGCGATCACTGACTGCCACTGCGCATCAGGCAGCGACGCGCGGCCCCATCGGACCTCGACGCCGCCGGCCTGCTGAATCGACGGGTCCGAGATCGGCGTCCATGACACCAAGATTCGAGAAGCGACGGTTCCGTCAAGCTGTCGCAGCAGTTGCGCCGTGCCGCTGGCCGCGCCAAGGCTGTCGACAGTCGGCACCTGCCAGGGCGAGCGCAGGCCGGGATGCGGCGGGATCGCAGGCGCGCCGAACACGGAGCCCAGCGCCCAGATGGTCGGGTCAACCTGCTTCAGGGTGAGTTGAATCGCGCCGTCCAGCGTGAAGGTTGCGCCCTGGACCTCCATCGGCGCGGCGGTGAGGCCGAAGCGCGGCAGGGTCACCGACAGCACATCGAATAGCTGCGCGCGGATCGCCCGGGCATTGCACGACAGCACGATGCGCAGGCCCAGGCGCGCCTCGCGGATCAGGCAGGCGGCGACCTGCTGCGCCTGCCCTGAGAACGTGACCGCAGCAAAGCTGATGTCCAGAGGCAGTTCGACGCCATCGGCCGCCAGATAGGCCGACGCGATGACGCGCGGCATGGGCACTTCGATGAACCCGCGCTGCTCGTCGGCAAAGCGCCCGGTGATCGTGTTCACCAGATCGATGCGGGCCGCGCTGCCCTGAACCTGCACGCTGGTGGCATCGGACAGCCAGGACTCATCGAGCGCGTCGATCGGCGCGTAGTAGGCCCCTGCCCGCGCGATCAGCAGGCCGTCGCTGAACGCCCATTTGCCAGCCATTGCCGTGGCCAGATCGGTCAGAACGTCTGTGCACCGCTGCGCTGCGCTGGTGACAAGGCCGGCCGTGTAAAGCGGGCGTGTGTACGTTTGGCCGCTGACCGAATAGGCGGCCGACGAATCGCAGACGTTCGCCGCCGCTGCAATCGACAAGTCGTTGATAGCCGCCGCCGGCATGCGGCCCAGCAGCGGCGAGGTTGCCGCGTAGCGCATCAGCAGCGCCGGGTTCTGCGACCATGCGGTGGTTGATGTGCGAGGGTCGAAACAAAGCGCGCCGCGACAAACCGCGCTGACGTTGGGCAGGCCGGACGGAAATGCATCGGCGTTGTAGTCAAGCTCGACAACGAGATACGCGATCCCGGTCATCTTGTGCGCCGATGTCCAGACGCCCGGCAGCGCCGCAATCATCCCCGCGTCTGCCGCCTGCCCGGGCGCGCCAAGGTAGGACCGCACGCGCGCCCGGCTGATCTGGGCCGCGTCGCGCCATGCCAGCGTCAGAACAAGGCCGGGCGGCGCGCCAGCGATGGTGACAACTGCGCCGCTGACTGATGCCGTTGCTGTGTAGTCGACGATCGGCGTTTCTTGATCCGCGCGGTTGTCCAGGTAGACGCGCAGGCTTCCAGTTGCCGGCGGACGGTCCAGGATGACAGTTGCGCCCCCGGCCGCGTCGGTGGTGGCGGCAGTTGTCAGGTCTGTTCCGGCTGATGAAACCCACGGCGATGCGGCAGGGTGATAGGTGACGGTCACAGTTCCTGTCGCGCCCGTCAGCGCGCCGCTGATGAACAACGTCACGCCGTCCGCTGCCAGCGATCCCGAGAGCGCCGAAACGACGCCGCCATAGGCAACGGCAACAGAAACCGAGGCAGGATCGGCGGCGCTGGACAGCGTGACCGTCAGCGTTGCCGCGCTGATGCTGAACGTGTCCTCGCGGTTGACCGCGATGACGCTGCCGGCGCTGTCCAGCTGCACTTTCTCGTTGTCGAACCAAACTGACTCGACCGCGTCGATTTGATGCGCTGCCAGGGCGACCGCCATGACCAAACGCTCGCTGTTGGTCCCGTAGCTGGCGATAAAGCAAACGACGCCCGAGGCCCGAACGCGGCCTAGGATGATCTGACGCGGCGCGGTGGCCGATCGCACCATCACATAGCGGTCCCGCAGGCTGGCGTTGTAGGCCCCTCGCGCTGCGTTTTGCGCCCGCCGCTGCTGATCCCGCAGCGTGTAAACGGACCCCGCAAACGCCGCCGCGCTGATGACTGCTGCGCCATAGGCCTCGACAAGAATTCCCGCTTCAAAAGCGCCGGCCGCCCACAGTTCCGCGCCGATCGTCGCTGCGATGAACTCAGGCACGACGAACCCTCCACGCCAACGAGGCGGCATCCAGCGGGCTGGATGCCAGCCCCAGCGCGCCGGGCGCGATCCAGGCATCGCCGGCGCACACGGCCAGCAACTGCCGTTTGTCCTGACGGATCAGGCCGACGTCGCCCATCACCGCGCAAAGCGGCGGGATCGGATCGCCGGCCCTGGCCCCTATTGCCTCAATGCCGCCCAGGCGCGCCAGAACCTGCGCCGCGCCGCGCGCATCGTTGTAGGTGCCCCGCTCGGCCGCTGCCGGGTCGGTCCCGGTCTGCGCTTGCGCCGCGTCGGCGGCGAACATGCAGCAATCGTTTGATCCCCAGGCAAAAGGGGCCAGCCGCCGGGCCTCGATGAGCGCGCAGAGCGCGCCGATCCATGCCGCCGCCTGGGCGGCTGATGCGTCGTGTGTCATTGGCGGAAGAAGGCCGCAGCCGGCCAGACAATGCGAATGTCGACTTGATCGGCGACAAACTGGAGCGATGGGTCGCCGGGTGCCAGCCGCTGCTGCTCGGCGTCCGACATCTGCGAGCCGGACGGACGAACAAGATCGATGCCGGCATGCTCAGCGGCAACCTGAATGGTCGCGTTCGGCCGCGCGTCGTCGATGGACAGGGTGTCCAGAACCCCAACCCAGCGAGACAGAACGTCCAGCACTTGGTAGGTTTCGGGGTCAAACAGAACAAGGCTCAGCGCCACAGGCCGCCCCTGAACGGGTTCCGTCATCACCAGGGCAATGCTGCTCGGGCTGACGCCAGACAGTTCGAAGGTCAGGCCCCGTAGCTCGGCCGGCGTGTCCTGAATCGCGCCGATCTTGCCCAGTCCACCAGTCCCCAGGTAGTCGTTGCCGCCGATCGTCAGCGTCAGCGATGAGGTGTTCAGCCGGATTGACCCGCTGGCAAAGTCCATCTGAACCAGCACCGCAAGCGGCATGCCATGCGAGGCGATCGCCGCCGCGCCGGATGTCGACAGCGCCCTCATGGCCGCTCGATCAGCTCGATGGTCATGGCGTTGGCCTGATCGGGCCGCCATGTTGTCGGCGCGCTGTCGCCCTTGAGGATGAACGCGGCGGTCGGGTAGGAAAGCTGAACGGCTGCGCCGGCCGACATGGCGACGCGGGCGCGCGGCAGAAACTCGACGGCCAATCGGCCCGACGAGTCTGCGACGCCATCGGCCATCGATCGGACAAGCTGACCCGCAATGCCCAGCATGTCGCCCGCGAAGATGGTCGCGCCGGGCGTCGTCTGGATGATCCCGCTGTTCGAGTTCTGCGCGATCGCAGCGTATAGAGTCGGCGCTCCGTTGATCGTGCCCAGCGGGCGCTTCTTGCGGAGGTGCCCAAGCGTGATGGTGTTTGTCGGCCCGGCCAGACGGTCGAAAAACGCCTCGCGCTGCGCGATGATGCGCCGGTCAGTTTCAGCCGGCAGGCCAATTCGGCAGGCCAGCCGCGCGCCCAGCAGGTCGACCGATTGCACCTGCGGCGTGTAGGGGCCAACGAAGGTTCGCACGTTGTGCTGCACGAACATCTGGAACTCGTTCACCCGCCATGCGGGCCACGCAAATGCGGTCATGCTTACAGCCCCTGCCGACCACGGCGGTTGATGAGCGCAATGGTCTGCGCGTTGCCCTGCGCGACGGCCTGCGAGACCTGCGCCATGTTGACGCCCTGGCCGACGTTGATCGTCTGCCCCTCGCCGATGTGGATGACCTGCCCGCTTTGCTGGCCGCGCGCCTCGACAGCCGTTTGCACGCGCTCGCCTTCGTGAAGGATTGCTGGATACCCGTCGTAGGGCACGCGATCGAGGCCCGTCGCGTGCGAGAAACCGAAGAACGACGCGCCGGCCGAGATCAGAGTGGAAACAAGGCCGGGCGCTGATGCGGCGACGCTGGTCCCGGCCTGCGCGATCAGCATGCGCGCCTGCTGCCGCAGGAATTCCTCGGCCATGAAGCTGAACAGCGAGCCAAGGCTCAGCTTGCCGGTTTTGGCGAAGTTGACCAGGGCGTCTTCCATGCGGGACAGGCTGCCGCCAACGATTTGCTCGGTCGCCTTGCCGGAATCGTTGGCCGCTTCGGTGTAGGCCAGCCAGGATCGTCTCGCGCCGCCTGCAAAGCTGCGCATGGCCGCGTCGGCATCAACCAGGGCGTCTGTGATGTCGCGCGTGCGGTCGCTGGCCGCCGCCAGCATTGCCGTTTGATCCTCGGCGGTGTGCGGTTTCTGGAGTTCCTTGGTGAGCTCTAGTTCGATCTTGCGCTGCTCGACCGCGATCCGGCGCTGTAGCGTTGTCATCCCCATTTGCTCCGCCTCGTCCCGCAGGCCTTGGACCTGCACGGCGGTCGCGCCGCGCTGATCTGCCAGGACAACGCGCAACGCCTCGCTGCTGGCGATCCGCTTCTTCTCGGCGGCAGCGTATTCCTCGGCCGCCTTTTGCGCCTCGCGCGTTGCCCTGGCCTGCGCATCCTCCGCGATGGCCGCCTGAATCAGCTGCTGCCGGAGGGCAAAGGAACTTCCGACCGCCTTGCCCTGCGTGACGTCGAACAGCGCCAGGGCCAGCGAGGACTTGTCCAGCACCTTGCCGAACTCCTCAAATTGCTGTTGCTCCTCGCGCAGCTTGGCTGTTTCCCGCTGCATCTGCTGGATGCGCTCAGCCGCATAGTCTTTGGTGCCGCCGGCTTGCTTTGGGGGCGGCTCAGCGATGCTCAGTTTCGGCCTTCCCTTGCCGCGCCCCTCATGGCTGTAGTTTTCATCGCGCGCGGAGTCGCCCAAGCCAATGCCCAGGATGCGCCGCTCAAGCGCGTCAAGCTCCGCCCGGGCCCGCACGCCATCCGCTTTGACCGCGTCCGAGATGGCAGTCCAGCCGCCCCGCATCGCCTCCATCGGCGTCAGGTTCAACTGCGCAGCGATCGCGCCGATCTCGCGGCCGACGCCTTCGAAAACAAACTGAACGTTCGCTGCCAGCACCGCGAGCGTTTGAAAAAACGTCTTCAAGGCCGCGCCGGTCAGGTTCAGCTTGTCGGCTTCCTTGCGGGTTTCTAGGAACGCATCGCTGAGGTCAACCAGCGTCGGCAGCACGGCGTCGATGACGTCGTTCTTCCAGGCGTTCGCCGCGCCTTTGAGCTTAATCAGGTTGCGTTCGAACGTCTGCGCCTGCTGGGCGGCGATCAGCGTTTGCTTGCTGCTGAGATCCTGCACCTGCGCCAGATCGCGCAGGAATGGAAGCAGCGTTGCCCCGCTTTTGCCGAACAGCAGCATCGCAGCGGCCGTCTTGCCGGTGTCGTCCTCGAAGCCGGCCATCGCGCGGGCGACGGCGACCAGCCGCTCCTCGGCGCTCAGCTTCTTGAAGTCGTTGAAATTAAGCCCGAGAGCCTGGATCGCTTGCGCCGCGCCTTTGCTGTCCTCGTTCTGCTTGACCAGCGCCAGCGACAGCTTGTTCGACGCGCCAACGACTTCCTCCAGCGGAGTCGATGTCAGCCGGCCGACTTTGCCCAGCGCGCCAAGCGCCTGCACGGTGATGCCGGTCTGCGTCGATAGCTCCAGCAGCGCCGCCTTGGCCTTGATGCCTGACTGAACCACCGCAACCAGAGCGCCAGTGCTGAGGACGCCGCCCAGCGCCACGAACGCCTTGGATGCGATGCCCGCATAGCCGCTCATCTCCTGCATGCGCGCGTTGACCGCGTCTCCGAATTTCCGAGTTGCTGCCGCCGTGGCGTCGACCTCGTCCTTCAGCGCCTTGGCCGCCCCGGCGTTCTGCTTCAGCGTCGCGGTGATGAAGTCCAGGCTGCGCTGCATGCGCTTCGCCTCGCGCTCGGTCGCCGTGCCGCTTTCGACCATCTTGGCGACATAGCCCGTGTTGTCCAGCGACAGGACTGTGGCCAGTTGGGTCATCGTTTGGCCTTCAGGAAGCGCAAGGCATCGGTTGCCGCGTGCAGGTTGTCGTCGAGGTACTGCTTCATGGCCCGTTCTGCGGCCTCCTGATTTGCCAGGAAGGCCGGCCGCATGAACGGCTGCGGCGGGACCCACTTTGCGCCCTGGGCAGCCGCCGTGCCACCTATCCGCGCCTTGCGGTGCTGCGTCGCAGTCAGCCCAGGCGTGCGCGTGAAGTGCCCGCGCTCAACCCAAACGGCGTAGTAGGCGTCGACCGATGAACGCTTCCTTCCGGGCGACACGGGGTCATGCCCTGTGCGGACGTCGACCTTGAAAGCCTCGATGGTTGCGCCGCACTTTTCAGGCAGCCGCGTCTGGTAGATCGCTTTCTTCAGCGTGCCCGGCGGAGGGTGACCCTGCGCGACTGGGCCCGTCGACTCCGGCGCGAGGGCGATTGCCGCCTTGCGGATGACTGATGCGCCGGTCGCGACAGCGCCGCGCATGACCCGGTCCTTCATCAGCCTGGGCAGTTGCTGGAGCTCAGCAACATAGGCGGCGAGGTCAGGGATGGTGATGGTGACGGCGTCGTTCATTGCGGTCGGATTCCGAAGATGTCCGCGTCGAAAAGGTGGGCCTCGTCATCGGCGCTCATGGGCCCGCGACTGCGCCTGATCTGCGCCTGCATGCGCTCGCGCGCCCTGGCCCTGGCAGCCGCCAGCGCCGGCATGAAGTCGGCGGCCTCAAACGGCTCGCGGCGGGTGCGCGCGTCTCGGTTGACGTTGGCGACGATGGCGGCAATCTGCCCGGCGCGAAAGTCGGCGGCCTGCCCGCCGAACGGCTCAAGGCTTTCGAAGGCCATCATTTCGGTGATCTCCTCGCTGGTTGTCGATGCCAGCAGTTCGCGCGCCGTGCGGCCGATCGCCAGAGCCCACCGCAGAACGAACATCCGTTCCGGGTGGGCCGCTAGTTTCCCGCTTCGTTCTCCGCAGCGCCCGGCCCGATCAGGTTCAGCTTGGCGGCTGCATCGGACAGCCGGGCCAGCACGCCGCTGTGCTTTGCCGCGATGGCGTGCACATCGTCATCGCTGAACAGCCGCGCTCCGTCCTCGCCGATGCAGCAGGCCGCCACCAGCATGGCGTTGTAGAGGTCGGTGGACAGGTCGCCGGCGGTCTGCATGTCCATCGCCCGCTTCGACATCGCGCCGCGCTCAGCGCCGGTCATGACCCGGATGCGGACAGCGCCGCCCCACTCTGGACAATCGATGTCCTGCGTTTTCAGGTCGTCGGCGGTGAGGATGGCGACGCGGGAAAGAATGGCGCTCATGGGGTGGCTTTCAGGGGTGGGTTGTTGGTCAGGGCCCAGGCCGGCTTATCGCCCATCGCCAGCGATAGCTCAGTGCCCTCGGCGGCCCAGGCCGCCCCGCAGGCATCGCAGCGCGCTCGCATGAAGACGACATTTGCGCCGCCGCTGATCGGCCGTCCCGCCTCGTCGCGCTCGATCGGGCTGTGCATCAGCGTCTGCGCGTCAGGCATGCGCAGCGCGGCGCATGGGCGGCGGCCCAATAGGCATGGGGGCGTTGTCATTGAGTCAGGCACTGATTGAAGGCCGCCAGGGAGGCGTAGGTTGGGCTGTAGCCGGGTGCCAGCGCGTTCATTGCGGCCTGGATGCCTGTGACGTAGCTC